CAGCCAGGATGTCATTGGCTGTGAGCGTGACTCCTCTCGGATCTTGGTAGTTGTAGGACGGATTCCCCATGCCGCCCGAATAGGACGGCACCACACCGCCGCCTCCACCACCCGACTGCCCGAAGACTTCCCTTCCGAGCGTCCAATCATCATCCCCACCACCCGACTGCCCGAAGACTTCCCTTCCGGGCATCTGATCATCATCCCCACCAGGTACGGGAGCGCCGAACTGGGAACCCCCGCCGCCACCACCAATCTCTGGGATGTTGGGGCCGATACGCCCGAGCGTGTTGTTGTAGGCACGGATCAGGCTGTTTATCAGCCCGGTGACGTGGCCGACGATCCAATCGAACCCAGAAGAGATGCCGTTAGCGATCGCAGAACCGAGGGCTGAGCCAGCCTGCCCCGCGAGGCCGACCAATCCCTGGATGAATTGGAGCAGCCCCGTGAAATCGTCTTTTACGAGCTGGATGATGTCCGCAACGATCTTCTTTGCCTGGTCCCATGCCTTGCCCCAGTCCCCGGAGATGATGGCGAGGATTAGGCCAACAGTGTCCTTCCAGACCGTCGCCACGTTCTTAATGTGGTTACCGATGGTTTCGAGGATCGGTCGAATGACGGGTTCGAGCGTCTGGAAAATCTGCTTCAGGTTCTCAATGGCCGGCTTGATGTTCTGTTCGTAGTACTCCTCCGTCTTGGTCGCGAAGTCGCGCACCGCCGGGATAACCTTCGTGTTGATCGCGGTCACAATCTCCGTCAATGCCGGAATCAACACCTGCCCGATCTTCACCTGGAGGTCTTGCCACTGTGCCGAGAGGATGCGCTGCTGGTTCGCCAGTGACGTGGACGTGCGGTCGAAGTCGCCCTGGGCGTCCCCCGCGCCTTTGAGCATCAGGGAATAGGCGGCAGCGGCCTTCTCCTGTTCCGTGAGCGAAGCTGCGTTCGTCTTCCCCGTCATCGCCAACGCTTCGGTCTGGACCGCCGCCGCGTTGATCGTCGGCACGAACTTCTGAAGGGCGTCGTACTCACCCCGGAACGCCGCCTGCTGGGCGTTGATGACTTCCGTGATGTCAGCGTTGTGGAAGCTGGCGAAGTCAGACGCCAGTTCCGTCATCTTCATGGACATGTCAGCAGCGGTGGCGGAACCCATCCCGAGCTGCGTGAACATATTCCCGAACGCAGACGCGGAATCGAGCGCCTGGGCCTTCGATTGGCCGAACCCGGTGGACGCAGTCGCAGCCCACTTGTTGATCGCGTCCGCGGAATCCTTGAAGACTGTATTGGACTTGGATTGGATCTCGTTGAAGTCGCGAGCGGCCGAGATGGATTCCTTGAGGGTGTCCACGCCCTTGGCCGCGATGGCGCCGCCAATTTCGGCCATGAACACGCCGCCGGCGATCTTCCCCATGTCACCGAACGCCTTGCTAAGCTTGCCCTTTAGCCCTTCGGCATCCCTCTCTGCCTGGTCAGTATCGAGTTTGACATCGACTTTGACATCGTTACCCGCCATTCTTGCGCCTCATCTCTTCGTCCCACTGGTCAAGCAGGGCGGTCTCATAGAGGACGCGCCGCGCATCCGCCCGGTCGAGTTCTTCCGGGGTGTAGTTCCACATCTGGCAGAGATGGCGGCGGATCATGGCGGCGGTTAGCTCCTTCGGCGGGGTTACTCGTTCTCCGGTTCGTCGGTCGATGGCTCCGGGGAATCGCGCCCATCGCTGGACTCTTGCCCTAAAGGGGCACTCGGCCCTCGCATCAGGCCCATCCAGCCGTTGAGGATTTCCAATTTCATCGGGAGCGGGATACGGGAGAACCGCTCGATCGGCAGTGCTTCACCACCGCTTGTGAGGTTCCACGATTCGATGAATGTCGCCGCGAAGTTCGCCAGGGCTGCATCGCGATCGTCCGCACTCCCATCGCGGGCGATCGCTTCCAACGCCTGGAATTCCCCGAACGTGGTAGCGGTCTTCACCACCACCTCTAGCCCAGGGAACGCGGGGAAGGTAAGACTCTCTGTCTCCGTGATTTCAAAGCCCAAAGTGCCACCTCCGAGGGCTTGTTAGCCGAAGACCGTCCGCAGGATGTAGAGCAGACGGTTCAACAGCCGGATTCGGATTAACTCCACGTCCCGTCCACGCCGTTGGACAGTTCGAGGGTGACGCTGATCGTCAGCGAGCCATCCGCGCCGAACTGCCAGTTCGTGTCCGTGAGGATGCATTCCGCCGTGAACGTGTTACCTGAATGGACAATGACCACGGTCCGCGAGCCGTCGTCTGTTGCGGAGGTTTTGAACACCGCCCAGGAGAGGTTCGCACCGTCATCGAACACGAACGTCGCGCTGATCTTCACGTCCGAGCGGAGAAGCAGGCGCTTCATGCCTGAAAGGTTGATCGAACTGATGTCCTGCGACCCACGCGGAGTCGAGAAGGAGAACTGAGTACAGTAGGCGGACAGGTCTCGCCCGGTGCCGGCGCCCGATGCGCCGTCGTCGATGGTGATAGTTGCGCCGATACCAGATTCGACAGCCATTGGTGCCTCCTAGGCGTAGAGCGGTTGGGTGATGTGGTAGCGGACGAACACAACGACGAACGTCGCGCTGGTGAAGGTGCCAGAGGAGACAACGCGGACGTACCGCCGCACTGTCCCCCCGACTGCGGTTTGAATGCGCTGAGCGCCGATCCCTGTGAAAGCGGTAAACGCGCCGCCAGTGATGGCCGCAAAAGCCGAGTTGTTGGCCGAATCCTCAAGCGTGAGGGTGATGTTGGTGCCGCTGAACGCCGTCAGGAACGCATACGCCGCGAGTCCGTAGGTCGTCGCCGCCCCGCCGTCGAGCGATGCGCCATTCGTGGCCGTGGTGTCCGTGCGCTTCCCTGGGGTGAGCAGTTCCACGAACTCCAGCGGTGCGCCATTCGAGAGCATCTGGACGGAACCGACTGCCCCGCCGTCCGCGCCGAACTGCCAGTCGTAGTTCACCTGTTTGCCGAGCATCGCCGCGCCCACGTCGCCAATAGCCGCACACGATTGCGCCCAGAGTCCGTAATGATCCGTGCGCGTGAGAGACTTCAGCGCGACGTGTTCCTGAGAAGCCGCGTCGTTGAAAAAGACGTTCCAGTTCAACTCGCCAGACTTCCGCCCGGTGATGCGCTTCATGCCCGAGACATTGATCGGGGTCACGTCGAGCGGGGAGATGGACGCGCGGATGGTCCCGATCGAGCCAACGTCACCGGAGATGTCGTACCCGTCGTAAAAGAACGCGCCACCGATGCCTGATTTCGTGGTCATGCGCTAATCGCCTCCGCGTTCAGGTTCCAGGTGTCGAACTCAATCGTGAGGACATCGAAGTCCGCTTCCCCATAGGTCTCCGGTTCGATGCGCGGGTACTGGCGAATCTTCAGGTCGTCTACATTTCCGCCCAGTTTGGAATCACCCCGTAGAAGCTCCTGTATGCCCCGTAGCGCATCCCATTGCTCCAAGACGAGGCCATCCCGCGCACCTTCCAACGGGCGCGGTTTCCAGAAGCACTTGATAGACCACGATTCCGCCACCATCGCCCTGCGGAACGTGTTGTTCCGGTAGGCGTCAGCCGGCGCGGTCTCGCCGTTCAGCCAGAAGATGCACAGCCGATCGAAAGGAGAGAGCGCCAGCGGGCGGCTCGGGTAGACCTTGGAGAAGTACGCCTGGGAATCATCCGGGCGTGTGTAGTTCTCCAGGTGCGTCTTAATCGTCGCGATTACGTCGGCCCTAGCCATTCAGTTCCCTCGCGATCTCGTTCCCAACGAGGGTCTGAAAGTCGATGCTCCGGGCTTTCGTCTTGCCCTTGCGGAACATCCCGTAGCCCTTGGTCAACTTCACGCCGCGCCGTGTACCGCGCTCAGACCACGTGCGCCGTTTGGTCTGCAGATTGCTGGAAACGGTGACTCCGCGTCCGTTGCTGTAGAGCTTCGTCTGGATGCTGCGCTTCAACTCACCCGAGACAGACGGGGTGCTGAGCCGCACGGTGGCTTCGATCTGGGCGCCCACCGTTTTTAGCCCCTTGCGAGTGGCGCGGTCGATCGTGGCCTTCGGTGCATCGAACAGCGGCCCTGAGAATTTGATAGCCATCAGATCACCGCCGCCGGGTCGGTGTAGCTCGCGATCGTCGCCGCAATCGACGGCCACATATCGCGGAAGGAAAGTGCCTCCGTGAACCCCTGAGAGGCCCGCCAGAGGTGCCGGGAAGCGTCCGCGCCCACCGCCCTTTCCACGTCTCGCGGATAGCGCCGGATGTACATGCTCACACTGGAATGCGCCGCTGCAGTTGTGCCGTTCACGCCCCGGACCACCGTCACGGTGACCCCGGAGACGTTCGATACCTCCACCTGTTCGGATTCGAGGATCAGGGTATCCCCCGCCTCGATGACGCCTTCGACGGAGACAGACGTGGTAAGCGTCAAGTCGCTGTCCGAGGAAAGCGTCCCCGTCACCGCTGACCCTGAGACCACCACCTGATCGCTCTGCACCGGCCAGCCGAACACCCCAACCAACTGGACGTTATCCACACCGACAGGGAAGGCGGCGAACTGGCCGCTCGGGTTGAGGATCACCCTGCGGTATGGCCGGGACCCGGCGTTCCGAGGCCAGAGGGTGTAATCCGTAGCGGAGAGGGTGTAGTCGAACGTGGATGGCTGGTCTGCCGTGCCGCTGATCTTCAGCGTGGTCACCGATACGAGGTCGCCTACCCAGAGCTCACGGCACCCTGTACCAGAGAAGTACTCCGTCCTCGTCTCGGAGTGGACGAACCGCCCGCCCGTTCCCGTGACGAACGCCTGGGACGCTTCCGCAATCGCCCGCGCAATCGCAGCGTCATCGGCGTTACTGCCGGTGGCGTTGAGAAGCTGGCGCACGTCTGGGAGGCGGGCGTAATTCATGCGGGCACCATCTCGCTAACCGGCATCAACTGGTACGTGAACTCCTCAGCGGTCTTCACGAACCCGTAGCGCCGCAGTTCGCCTTCCCAATCGGGATGGGAGTGGTGCATCGGGGTTGCTGTGTCCTCAAACCCAGACTCTGAAATCAGCAGTCCACCGGGCTTGAGGATGTGGCGGATGCGCTCCAGGGCGATAGTGGGGTCCTTGATGTGCTCGAAGACGTGCCAGCACGAAACCACGTCGTAGAAGTTGGAACGCCACACGATCCCATCGCCTGCGAACTCGGCATCCAACCCGTACTTCTTGGCCCGCCAGTTCGCGAATGTGCGCGTCTCATCGTTCGGCTCGTAGCCCGATACCTTGTAGCCGTTCTCAGCGGCTGTGAGGCCCAGCGTCCCGATGCCCGAGCCGTAGTCGAACCACCGTTTGCCTGTGCCGTCGAGCGTGGACATCACCGGGCACCCGCCCGCGATGTGCCAGTTGGCGAGGTCGAGCGCGTAGAGCAGCCCCACATCTCGCCGGCGATACCAGTCCTCTTCGGACTCGCCCCCCCTGGTGCTCCAGAGGTTGAATAGCGCACCCGTGGCTGTCGCCATCATCCGCATCACGTCGCCGGGGCGTTCCTCTGCCCATTCCGCGAGGTCGTCAACCAGCGAGTCGATCAGTGGGACTCCGGTACTGCGGTCAGCGCCGGTCACCGAGAGTTGGTCTGTGCCCGAGGACGGGAGCCGTGAGAAGTCCTTGCCGATGTCCCCCACCGTGTAGGGATAGAGGCCCATGTGCTGGAGAATGATCGACTGGTCAAAGTACGCCTTGAACCCGAGTTGCTTGGCCCGTTCCCCAAACGCCCAGTCTTCTGAGAGATAGTGAAAACTCCCCGGCTGGTCCTCGATGGTGAAGGGTGAAAAGACCGGCCAGAACGGGCGATCCCCGCCCTTCGTGACCTTGTGGATCTTGTGTGTCCCGTCTGCGTCCTTGAACGATGCGTCCGGGGCGATCATGGCTTCCAACACGTCGCGGTGGATCGCCATAAACCCGGTCGCCAGGTACTCCAGTTCGAGCGGCCGGCGTTCCGGGGTCTTCTCGATGCGCAGCTTGGAGCCGGAGAACACGCGCGAGGAGATGTGCGGGTCGGTGTGGGAACGAGTGACGTATACCCCGCCGTAGATGCTGCGCGTCTCGCGGCAACCCTCTACGATCTTCCAGAAGTCCGCCGCTTCCCAGACCACATCGTCATCGACAATGACCATCACGTCGCAGTGCTGGAGTTCCGGCGCTTCGAGGAAGCGGGTCGCCATCAGGGAACGAGTCCGGCTGATCAGCGCGTCGTTCCACATCGGTTCCCAGATGACGGGTTCCTGTCGTGGGTTAGAACATATCGACGCGAAGATGGCCGTGGCCGTCCGAACGTCGAGTGCTCTCCAAATTGACGCACCAATGAAAACTCCAGGCATTCATTTCCTCCGCGATGGCCTTCCTGCGATTCGGTTGGACTGTTGCTGAGGAACGAGCACTTCACGCGCCGTCTTGATCTCGCGCACCTTGCCGGCCACCACTAGCTCGGCTGCGATCTCATCTGGCAATTCGTAACGCTGGCCTGGGAACAGGGCTTTTGTCCCCGTCCCCAGCTTGGCGTCACACTGCGAGAGTGCTTCCACGCGCATTTAGAACAGCACGTGGGCAATGGAGGCGAGCGAGACGTTGGCCTCCGGGGTGAGGACGGCACGAACCACCAGCGGCCCACCGGCATACGGGACGTAGGACATCTCGAACGCCGTGGACTGGTTGGTCTTGTTGGTCACCTGGGCGTTGGAGTACGTGGTGTAGTTCACGTTGCTCCAGTTGCCGTTTGCCGGGTCCGAGGGGAGGTCGTTCGTCTGGAGACGAGCGGCCACCGCAGCCGATCCCGTCAGGGCGCCGATGTGCAAGATGAAGTACCCGCCGCGATACCCGGTGAGGTCGATGGTGGAACCGTTCACATCGGCGTTTGAAGCACCGCCGTTCCGCGAGGCGGGGACAACCGAGGAACCCTGCGTCAGTCCGGTTTGCGGCGAATGGAGGGGAGACATGCGACCCATCGTCGTCTTCCTTTCTTGGGGGAGAGGCCGGGGTTTCCCCCGGCCCGAGCGCCGGGGGATTAGCCCTTCAGAATGCGGAAGGCGTCAGCGAGCGCGGACGCCGAGTCGTAGCGTTTGCGGGCTTTGAAGGCCACCTGGTCGGTGTTGAAGTACACCGAGTCATCGCGGTACACCGACATGCCGAGGCGGTCGGTGAAGTAGTACTGATTGAAGTCGCCAATGGCGCCCAGCTCTTCGCCGGAACCGACGGTCGAGGCATCGTCCCAACCAGTGCCATCGAAGATGACCACCGGCCGGCCGAGAAGCTGCGTCCCCGGTGCGCCCGTCAGCAGGTCAGCGAAGTGCATGCCCGCCGAGGCCGAACCCACGGAAACAAACAGGCTCATGAGGCTGGAGGTGACGTGCCAGGTCGCGTTGCGGCGCCACTGAGCGGGCAACTCGAAGTACGCTTTCACGATTTCCAGCGCGGTGGGCGGGCTGGCGAACACGTCCGTGATGTCCGAAATCGCGCCCTGCGGGGAAAGCGTGGTGCGGAGGCCACCGGGTTCCGTGGTGCCGTCGCCTTCGATGGCTTGCTGGTCTTCGTAGCGGCCGGCCTCTTCGCCGTAGATCTGACCCAGGAGAGCGGGAATGTTCACCGCAGTATCGGAGAGCAGTTCCACCGAAAGGCGGTTGTTCGTGCCCGACTTGCGGATGGTGAACGGGACGTAGCTGAAAGCGGGGTCGGAGTCAGCCTTGCTTTCTTCTTCCGCGATACCAGCCCAGGTGACCGTGGTAATCGTCGGCCAGGTGCCGCCGTCGCGGGTCGTGGTGAATACGCGGGAGATCGG